TTTACGAAATGAGTACAAGTTAACGGAAGAATAGTTATATTTGTATTCGGGTTCGCCTTCCACATTATAGAACCTTAAAGAAGTTATTGACCCTTGTAATGAAATCGAAGTGGAAGCCGATGGATTTACGAGGGTTTTTTATTGATTAAAATTTTAAGTTATGTTATTACAAGAGGAAAAATTTACAACGGACGAAAACGACGTTTTTACGTTGAGCATTGGGGACTTTACGGGCAAGTTAATAATTGATTCCGAAGAGCATTGGATTAGATTAAACAAAGAGGAATTAAAGCAGTTTATTGAAATTTTAGAGGGGTATTATGAGCGGATGGATTAAATTACACAGGAAAATAACGGATAACCCGTTGTACTTTTCCGAACCATTTACTCGTAGTATGGCTTGGGTGGATATGCTTTTAATAGCAAACCACACGGATAATTTTTTCTTTAAGAGGGGTATTCGTGTTGACATAAAAACGGGGCAAATTGGTTACGATTTAGATACTTTATCTAAGCGTTGGAAGTGGTCGAGGGGTAAGGTGGAAAGGTTCTTACAAATGCTAGAAAAAGACGAACAAATAGTAAGGCAAAAAACCAACGTAACTACCTTAATATCAATAGTTAACTATAAAGAATATCAAACAGACGATAAAGCAAATAGAAAAGCAAATGATAAACCAAATAGTAAACCAAACGAACACAAACAAGAATGTATAAGAAATATAAAGAATGAAAAAGAACTTATTTTGGATAGGTGGATAGAATACCGAAAACAAATTAAGAAGCCAATTAAGGAGGCTACGCAGGAAACTATTTTGGCTAAAATGGAAAACTTTACGGAAGAACAATGTAAGTTTGTTATTGATAATTCAATAGAAAACGGTTGGCAAGGTTTATTTTGGGACAAGCTGCCTAAAAAAGAAGAACTAAGCGAGGAGCAGTTAACCTACAATTACGTACAAAAAATGTTAAATTACAAAGACACTAAAGATTATTCAAATGCTGACTAAACAAGGCGATTCTATACAATACTTACTTGACTTAAAAGCGGGAAAAATAAAAGCAGGCTTAGGCATTGACTGCGTTTTAGATAACTTTCTAAGATTTAAACGCAAGCAAGTAAACATAATTTTGGGACACGATAACGTCGGTAAAACTTATTGGATAAATTGGTATTTTCTTTGCCTCGCATTAAAACACGGACTTAAATTTTGCCTATGGTCGGGGGAAAATCAAAAGGGGCAAGTTCTAAGGGATTTAATACAACTTTACGCAGGCGAACCATTCAAGAACTTAACAAATAATCAAATACAAAGCTACCTTACCTACTTAGAGCAATTTTTTATTTTCGTCGATAATAGTAAACTTTACAAGCCGTTAGAACTTTTGGAGGTATTTAAGCAAAGCGAATGCGATGTAGCGTTAATCGACCCGTTTACGGGTTTGGATAGGGAAATGACCTACGAAGGCAATTATACTTTTATGAATAAAGCGCGGGAATTCGTCAATAAAACGGGAATAACGATTTATATTAATACGCATCCAAACACGGAAAGCGGGCGAAGCGGAAACCTTTACACCGAAGGCGAATGGAAGGGGCATCTTAAACCCCCATTAAAAGACCACATCGAAGGCGGTAAGGCTTTTCTAAATCGATGCGATGATATGTTAGTAATACATAGGCTAATAAAACACGAACAAATGAAATATAAAACAATGATTTCGATTGAAAAAGTAAAGGATACGGAAACGGGAGGAAAAATAACGGGAATCGGCGAACAACTTTTATGCGATTGGAATAGTGGTTTAGGCTTTGAACTATACGGTGTTAATCCTTTACGAGATATGCGAAATCCAAATAAATCTAATTTACCTTTTTAAAATGGACGATTTAATAATTTTAAAAGCGAAGGTTTTAACCACGTACACCGCAACAAAAGTACAAAGCAGTTTAGATGAAATCAAAGAGAAAAACGGACACCGAACCGATTTAATCGAATCAATGGAAGCCACGTTGTTAGACCTTAACGAAATACGTAGAATAATTGACGGCTTAGAAAAAGAACTAAGGTTTGCAAATTCATCCGCGTTTAGGTTAGAACGGTTATGCTTAGAATTGAAAGCCGAAAATAAAGAACTGAAAAACGAAATAAAAGCGTTAACTGAAGAGTTATAAAATAAACTGAAAACTTTAACCTTTGAGTTATGAAATGCAAAAACTGCAAAGCCGTATTTACTCCCGTTCGATTTAATCAAAAATATTGTTTAGAATCCGATTGCGTTCGTGTTTGGGTAGAAGTTGAAAAGGAAAAGCAATGGAAGAAAAAAAAGAAGGTATTGAAAGACGAACTCCAAACCTTACCCGAACTGCTTAAATTAGCGCAAATAACCTTTAATAAGTACATTCGATTACGAGACAAAGATAAACCTTGCGTAAGTTGTGAAAAGCCGTTAGGCGCAAAATTTGACGCGGGGCATTACTTTAGTATGGGAGGGCATAAGTCGGTAACGTTTGACGAAGAAAACGTACACGGGCAATGTGTTACTTGTAACCAACATAAACACGGAAATATACTTTATTATCAATTAGGAATACAAAAAAGAATCGGAGCGGATAGGCTTATAGAATTACACGCTAGAGCCTACGAAACAAAGAAATGGACACGGGAGGAACTAAACGAAATAATTAAACGCTATAAATCAAAAATAAATGAGATTTGAAACGCTCAAAGACCTACAAAACGAAATGGAAGCTATTTCCGTTTTTTGCGATGAATACGATTTAAGTTGTAATAAGTTAGACGAAAACGATGTAGATTTTGAGTTACTAAAATACGGACAAAGAATAGGCTACGCAGAAGTAAAAGGAAGAAATAAAACAATACAGGAAGCCTACCCGTTACCGATAGCCGTTAGGAAGCTAGTTAAGTTAATGGACAAAAAGACGAACCCCGTAATTATTTGGAAATGCTACGACGGAATAATTTACGGCAAACTTAAAAAACTCAAAGGAGAAATAAGAATAGGAGGTAGAACACCGCGCGAAAATTCCGTTAATGACATTGAGTTAATGGCTTATTTTGAAAGGTCTAAAGAACTAATCGAAAAAAAAATTTAAAAAAATTTATATCGAAGTATTGCAGATTAAAAAATAAGTATTACATTTGTGTATAATTAAAAACGAAAACGCTATGAAAAAACAAATTGAATTATTACAAGAAAACATTAAAAGATTGGAAAATCAAATATTAACCGCTTATACGTTTCAACAAGGATATGTTAATAATTGTAAAAAAGTAATTGAAAGCTACAAAAAACAAATAGAAATTTTACAAAGTAAATAAAAAAACAATGGGTGCGACTTGGTAACGCACATTAATTTTTATACGCTATGAAACATTTATTTAAATCGTTGGCAGCATTCCAACAGGAAGTACCCGTAATTCACAAGGGTACGCAAGGCTTCGGGTATTCTTACGCAGATTTACCTGCTATCTTTGAAAAGATTAACCCGCTACTAAAAAAACACGGATTAGGATTCACTCAGTTGCTTAATTCTAAAGATGGGGAAAACTATTTAGTTACCGTTCTTTTTCACGTTGAAAGCGGGGAATCAATCGAAAGCACTACATTAATTCCGCAAGTTGAACTTAAGGGGATGAATTCTTACCAATCATTCGGGAGCGGTTGCACCTATTTCCGTCGTTACTGCCTTAGTTCAATTTGTGGTTTGGTTACGGACAAAGATACGGACGCAAGTGGCGAACAAGTAAAAGACGAACCCAAAAAACCAACCATTGATAACAAGAGATTAGGCAAGGCAATCGAAAGCATTGCAGCGGGTAAATACACTAAAGAGGAATTGTTAGCTAATTTTAGCCTTACGGAAGCGCAGTTAAAAATGATTGAAACTATTTGAGCGTCTAATTTAATAAAGTTGTTATGAAAGTAAGATGCTCACAAATTGGCAAGATAATGGCAACCCCGCGTAAAGCGGGGGAGGTGCTATCGGAAACGGCTAAAACCTACGTTCACGATTTAGTATTGGAAGAAAAATACGGAATAAAAAAAGAGTTTAGTTCGCGTTACACGGATAAAGGTAACGAGGTAGAGGAAATCGGAATAGCATTAGTAAACGAGGTTCTAAATTACAAGTTCATTTACAAGAATTACGAGTTTTTCGAAAACGATTGGGTTAAGGGAACGCCCGACGTAAACACGGACGAAGTTTTATTAGATGTTAAATGCTCTTGGGACGCTACAACGTTTCCGTTTTTTGATACGGAAGTACCTAATAAGGATTATTTTTTTCAACTCCAAGGGTATATGTGGCTAACGGGAAAACAAGAAAGCATTTTAGCTTATTGTTTAATCAATACACCGTTTCAAATGGTTGAAGACGAAATAAGGAGGGCGCATTGGAAATTCAATTTAATCGAGGAAAACACGGAACTACGTAAAGAGGTAGAAAGTAAACACATTTTTGACCATATCCCCGAACATAAAGTATTGGTTTATTCGAAGGGACGAATCAGTAATTGAAAAAATAAAGGAGCGCGTAGAGTTATGCCGCGAATACTATAACCTATTAATGAAAACGATATGAACATAACACACGAAAACACCATTCAACACGAAGACACGGTATTAATGGCAGTAATGACAAAGTACTACGAAAGGAGCAAAAAAGGCTTACGCAAATACGGAACTAACTTAGATAGAACCGACGTTGATTTATTAGGGTGGTTAAACCATTTACAAGATGAATTAATGGATGCAACGTTGTATATTGAAAAACTAAAAAAGGACTTAGCAGAATAAATGAAGTGCTTTAAGATGCACTATTTAATTCAATTACACAAGAAAAACCAATGGATGTATAATATAGTGCTATTTACTGCACGAAATAATAAATCAATAATATGAAACAAACAGCAGTTGAGTGGTTGGCACTTTACATTAAAGGAATTACATCTTTGAATTGTGATGAAGTTATTGAAAAAGCCAAAGAGATGGAGAAAGAGGAAACCCATGCGGAATATATGAGAGGGTGGAAGGATGGACTAACTAAACAACAAGAACAATGAAACTATATACAGAAGAAGAAATGAAATTTTTACTATGATTAAATATACAGACAAAAACGGAAAGTCAACAGGTTGGTTGTCAAAAAATCCAACAACTAAGGAATTGGAAAGATTAAATATTGACCAACTTTTGATAATAGCAAAAAACAAAAAAGGATTAAAGAAAGTGTTGCTGGATTTTTTGAATGGAGTGGAACTGAAAATTTAATTATTTTGCTTATTTTAATATGCTATAACACAAAGCTAAATGACGTTTTAATGTATTTTAGCAACTGTTATCCGCAGTTTTAATGGCGGTTTTTATTAACAATTAAACAACAAGAACAATAAAAGATAGTGTCAGGAGATGGAGTAGATAACCAACACCTCCCCGATTGCATAGTCGTAAGTAGCTGAATACAAAAGCCCTGACACTTTATTTTTAAACAACAAGAACAATGAAAGAAGTAACTAAATACCAATTAAAAATAATTGAAGCACTTAAATTAGGTGCTAGATTACAATCTAATGAGGGTAAAGACTATAAAACGTGGCTTATTTATCCAAATGGAGATGAGTTAATAGTTAGAAGAGACTCCGCAGAAAAAGTATGTGAGATTTATGACAGGCAATTAATTTTTGGAGAACATCTTGGTATAAGATGGAGATATTAGTAACAATTTAAAATTAAAATAAGATGAAAAAAGAAGCCCAAACATTTGAAGAAGCAGTAAAACCATTAATGAAATGGCTGTGTGAGAACAAGCATCCACACACAACAGCAATTGTAACGGGAAATGTTGCAGAGTTAGTTGAAGGAGTAGAGGTTGTGAAGACAGATGAATTTATTGTAGACTAAACAACAAGAAATATGAAAATATTTACATTAATTATATTTAGCCTTGCTACATTAAGGACTATTTTACCATTAACAGACAAAGACAAAGTAACAATGTATAATATCATATTTGCTAGTACACATATTATAGCATTATGGTACTTGTTTGATTTACTAGTAACATTAAAATAAAAACCTTTAAACAACAAGAACAATGAAAACAGCAGTAGAATGGTTAGTAAATGAATTAAGAAATGGTAAAGAATTTAATGATGAATTAATTGAACAAGCCAAAGAAATGGAGAAAGAGCAGATAATGGATGCTTATATTCAAGGGAGCATTTCTTTAACATCTAAAAATGATGCAGAACAATACTACAAAGAAACCTATGAAAGCAAAACTAAGCTTTGACCTACCCGAAGACGAACACGAATTTTACTGCGCAACAAAAGGCAAAGATATGTTTGTAGTTCTTTGGGAACTTCAACAAGAAATGCGTAAGTTATACAAGTACGAAGAACTAAACGAAGACGAATGGAAGATAGTAGAAAGGCTACAAGATTTTCTAAACGATAGCCTAAACGAAAACGAAATAAACTTAAATAAATAAAAAATGGAAACAAAAGTAAACACGGGAGCAATTTTTAAGAACGACAAAAAACAAGGTAATCAACCCGACTACCGAGGAAAAGTAAATGTAAACGGCAAAGAAATGGAAATAGCTTTATGGCTAAAGGAATCTTCGAAAGGAATGAAATACTTTTCGTGTTCATTTAGCGAACCCCGAACCAACGAAACCCCAAAACAAGTAAACACGCAAATAATTGAAAACGACGATTTACCCTTTTAATTATGTTTATAGATGACAATTCATTACGTAAGGAGTTGAAAAATATACTCCTTACCAAAACACGAAACCAAGTTGTAAAGGAAATTAAATCCAAAGGGTTAAAAATGCATCAATATACAATAGACCGTTTTTTGTCGGGCGCATTGGTAAGCATTAAAACGCTTCGAACCTTAGACGAATACGTTTACCGACAACAAAAAGGATTCAAATAAGTGTAATTAAAATATAAACATTATATTTGATGACAAATTAAACAAAATGGAATGGGTAAGCGTAGTCGCAAAAGACCATAAGGAATGGGTTAAACTTGTAAAAACTTTTGGCGAAGATTTTTACGCGGAAGACATTGTACAAGAAGCCTACCTACGTTTGTATCGTTATTGCAAACCTGAAAACGTTATTCAAAATGGGCAAGTTAATAAAGGTTTTATGTATTTTGTGCTACGCAATCTTTACTTATTACACGTTAAGAGCGAAAAAAAGGGAGAAATGGTAAACTTAGATAACTTACCCCTGCTAAAAGACGAACCAACAAACTTACCAAAGGAAGAAGCCTACGCAAGAATGTTAGCTAAGATTTACGAGGAAGTTGATTCGTGGCATTGGTACGATAAACAACTATTCACAATCTATAAAGACACGGACTTAAGCATAAGAGATATAGCTAAAGAAACTACCATTTCAAGCAGTTCTATTTTCAATACCTTAAAGAACTGCAAAAGCAAAGTAAGGATTAAGTTTAAGGAGGAATACGAAGATTACAAAAACACGGATTACGAATTAATTAAATAAAACAACTATGGCACGACCAAGAAAAAAACAAGCCGAAGGACTAGGAGACACGGTAGAAAACATTTTAGAAGTTACAGGAATAGCCAAGGTAGCTAAATGGGTACTTGGCGAAGATTGCGGATGCGAAGAACGCAAACAAAAGTTAAACGACCTATGGAGGTACACTAAACCCGAATGCCTAACGGAAGACGAATACAAATACCTAGACGAATTTTATACTAACCTAAAGAGTAGCGTTAGCCCTAACCAACAAAGGGAGTTATTAAAGATTTACAATAGAGTATTTAAACAAAGAATGCAACCTACTTCCTGCGGTAGTTGCGTTAGGGAAATCGTAAACAAGTTAAACAAGCTATACGCAATTTATAAAGAAGAAAATGAAGTTAGTAAAGATTAACGAGGTTAAACCAAACCCAAAGAACCCGCGACAAATAAAAGACGGAAAATTTCAAAAGTTAGTTAAGTCTATTCAAGAGTTTCCCGATATGCTAAATAAACGTCCTCTCATCGTTTTTACCGACGTGGATGGTAAATACGTTGTATTGGGCGGTAATATGCGCTTAAAAGCGTTAAAAGAGTTAAATTACAAAGAAGTACCGATAATCTTAGCAGACGAATGGACGGAAGAACAAAAAGCTGAGTTCTTAATAAAAGATAACGTAGGTTTTGGAGAATGGGATTGGGATAATTTAGCAAACGAATGGGACGTTGAAAAACTTGACGAATGGGGATTAGACGTGCCAATTTTTAAAGAAGATATGGATTCCGAATTAAAAGATTTATCTAGTACAATAGATAATTTATATAGAATTGAAATTGTATGTAAAGACGAAGAACACCAAGAAAACACGTATAACAAATTAATTGAGGAGGGTTACGAATGCCGACTTTTGACATTATAAAAGAAGTAAAGCCAACTAAAACATTTAGGGTGGCTTCAGTGATTGGTAAATTTGATTTACAATCTGAAAATGTAGTTGAACACTTTAAAGGAGATATTGATATTCCTAATGAGTGGCAAGTAGGTTTAATTGTAGGAAAAAGCGGAACCGGAAAGACTACAATAGCCAAACAATTATTCGAAAATGCTTATATTACTTCTTATGAATATAGCGCAGAAACTGTTTTAGATGATATGCCAAAGGAGTGTAGCGTTGAACAAATAACTTCCGCATTTAATTCGGTAGGATTTTCTAATCCACCAAGTTGGTTAAAACCATATTCGGTATTAAGTAACGGACAAAAAATGCGAGTTGATTTAGCTCGTGCTATTTTAGAAAAAGACGAATTATTTGTATTTGATGAGTTTACAAGCGTAGTGGATAGAAACGTGGCTCAAATTGGTTCATTTGCTATGCAGAAAGCTATTAGAAAGACGGATAAAAAATTTATAGCAGTTACTTGTCATTTTGACGTACAAGATTGGTTGCTTCCCGATTGGGTATTTAATACCGATACAATGACCTTTCAAAGTTTTGAAGGGCAAAAAAAAAATAGACCAAATATCAAATTTGAGATATTCAATTACGGAGATAAAAGCATTTGGAAAATGTTTGCTAAGCACCATTATTTAAGCCATTCACATAACAACGCTGCAAATGTATTTATAGCAACTGTTAATGATGAAATAGCAGGGTTTATTAGTATATTGCCTTTTCCGCATCCAATCGTTAAAAAAGTGAAAAGAGTACATAGATTAGTTATTTTACCCGATTACCAAGGAGCAGGTATCGGTTTGAAATTATTAAACGAAGTAGGAAAATACTATAAAAAAGCGGATTGGAGATTTAGAATTACAACAAGTTCTCCAAGTTTAGTATATGCTTTAAAAAAATCAGATTTATGGAGGTGTATTGACTTTTCAAGAAAGACACAATCTAAAATTAATTTAATGAATACTAAAATCAGTTCTAATCATTCCGCGAATAGATTAACCGCATCATTTGAATTAAACTAACACCGAAATTACACCGATATGAACAAAGAAGATAATTTAAAGCCTGCTTGGGGTAAAGGCGAAAGTGGAAACCCTGCAGGAAGACCGAAAGGAAGTAAGAACCGAAGCACAATAGCGCGGAGGTGGTTAGAAGTAAATCAAAACTTAAAGAACCCTTTAACAGGCGAAAACGAAACGATGTCGCAAGAAGACCTAATGACATTGGCGCTAATTAAAAAAGCACGGGAAGGAGACGTAAACGCTTACAAGGCTTTAATGGATAGCGGTTACGGCGCACCCGTTCAGCAAATAGAACAAACGTTAATGGAACAACCTTTATTCCCCGATGTTCAAGAGGACAACAGCAACGAATAAGGTACTCGCCCTTAAAAGACGGATTAAAATAATACAGGGCGGTACTTCGGCTTCAAAAACCTATTCAATTTTAGCCGTACTAATTAACAAGGCGGTAACGATTCCAAGTTTAGAAATAAGCGTAGTAGCGGAAACTATACCGCATTTAAGACGGGGTGCGCTAAAGGACTTTATTAAAATACTAAAGTGGACAAACCGATTTAACGAAAACCAATTTAACAAATCTTTACTTACTTACGAATTTAAGAACGGAAGCGTTATCGAATTCTTTTCCGCAGACGATTCGAGTAAACTAAGGGGTGCAAGGCGCGATATTCTTTATATCAACGAATGTAATAACGTTACCTTCGATTCCTATAACGAACTTGCTATACGAACACGAAAAGAAGTATATTTAGATTTTAACCCTGCTAACGAATTTTGGGTGCATACTGAATTAAAGAACGAACCCGATTCGGACTTTTTAATTCTTACATATAAGGATAACGAAGCACTTGACCAATCAATTATAGACCAAATCGAAAAGAACAAAGAGAAAGCGAAAACGTCTACCTATTGGGCTAATTGGTGGAAGGTTTACGGCGAAGGGCAATTAGGAATGTTAGAGGGGGTTGTGTTCTCAAATTGGAAACAAATTGATACGATACCCAAAGAAGCGAAGTTGCTTGGAATAGGTTTGGACTTTGGTTACACAAACGACCCGACCGCTATTATTGAAATATACAATTACAACGGGCAACGAATCGTTAACGAGTTAGCCTACCAAACAGGGTTACTAAATAGCGAAATAGCCAAGCTGCTACCAAAACACGTACCCGTTTACGCGGATTCCTCCGAACCAAAATCAATAGACGAAATAAAACGCTTTGGAATAACGATTAAAGGAGTAACGAAGGGTAAGGATTCAATAAACTACGGAATAGACGTAATTCAAAGACAAGAATACTTAGTTACTGCGAATAGTCAAAACCTAATCAAAGAATTACGCTCGTATGTTTGGGACACGGACAAACAAGGCAAACGATTAAATAAGCCTATCGACTTTAATAACCACGCTATCGACGCTTTTCGTTACCACGAAATGGAAACGTTGGGCATAGGAGCAAATTACGGAAGCTATGCAATACGGTAAGACGGACGATATGCAAGTAATGATGCGAGCCGTTGAGGAATACATTTACATTCGTAAGGGAGTAAGGGTGCAAATAATGTTTAACAATATGCAAAGGTTTCCCGTTCACTTCGAAATGCTTTTAAAGGCTTATGAAGTTGCCATGAGTTACAAAAACGAAAATAAATAGTTTAATAAATATGCGAATAGAAATAGACGTACCGAGTTCAATTAGCGAAATTCCTTTAATGAATTATCAAAAATTCCTGAAGGTTCAAAAGAATTCAAACGACGAAGAATTTATAGCGCAAAAAATGATTGAAATATTTTGCGGAATAGAATTAAAGGAGGTTGTTAAAATGAAGCTAACAAGCATTAACGAGTTGGTGTTACATTTCAACCAAATATTTTCAGTTAAGCCAAAGTTTCAACCGCGTTTCAAAATAGGCGGAATGGAATACGGATTTATACCCGACCTTGAAAATATAAGTTTTGGGGAATACGTGGATTTAGACAATTACCTATCTAATTGGGACGATTATAACAAAGCTATGGCAGTAATGTACCGACCCATTACGGAAACACGAAAAGAAAAATATAACATTTTAGAATATAACGGAGCATCTGAATTCAGCGAAGCAATGAAGTACGCGCCTATGGACATAGCAATAGGAGCAAGCGTTTTTTTTTGGACTTTAGGAAGCGAGTTATTAACCGCTACCCTAAACTATTTAAAAACGGAAACGAAGAAGATGACTCAAGAACAAGCGACTTTAGCGCAAGAACTCAGTTTGGAAAAAAATGGGGTTGGTATTCAAGCATATACGGACTTGCTAAAGGAGACCTTACAAAATATGACGAAGTTACAAAATACGGATTATTTAAATGTCTTACCTATCTTACCTTCGAACAGGAAAAAACAGAAATAGAAATAATGGAAATGAAAAAACCTAGAATATGAATGGCTATTACTCCTTATTAGACCAACTTAAAACACACTTTAACGCAGACCCGTTAGTAAACACCGTTTCGCAAGGTTCGATTTTTAACGTTGACTTAGGAAAACAAACGATTTTCCCGTTAGTTCATATAATGGTTAATCAAGTTACGTTTAATGATAACGTAATGACCGCGAATGTAACTTTACTTGCTATGGATAACGTAAGCCAAAGAAAAGAAGAAGCACCTAACACGTTCGAAACTGCGGATAACGAAATAGACGTTTTAAATACTCAGTTAGCGATTCTTAACCGAGCGTTTGAAATGCTAAAACACGGAAACATTTGGGATAACCTTTACCAACTTAACGGCTCTCCTACGTGCGAACCTTTTACCGAGCGATTCGAAAACTATCTAGCAGGGTGGGCAATGACCTTTGACGTAGATTTTCCAAATGATATGACACGTTGTTAAAATGGATAAGGAGCTACAATTACAAGCCTTAGAAAAGTTTCGCGACATAGTTATAAAACGCGCGAAAAATAACCTACGTCAAAAATCCGCTTCAGGAAAATTAAAAGATTCTTTAAACGCCCAAGTAAAGGTTATGCCTAATTCTATTCGTTTATTTTTTGAAATGGAAGAATACGGGTTTTATCAAGACCAAGGGGTAAAGGGTGTAAGTAGTGGACGAAGCCTAAGTAGCTTTAGGTTTGGTTCGGGTTCAGGTAAAAAAGGTGGATTAACCGAAGGAATAAAAAAATGGGTTAAATATCGTAGCATTCAATTTAGAGACAAGAAAGGAAGGTTTTTAAGTAGCGACGCTACGGCATTTATAATTACGCGTTCTATTTGGCAAAAAGGAATAAAGCCTAGTATGTTTTTTACGAAGCCATTTGAACAGGCATTTAAAACATTACCAAACGAAATGATAGACGCTTACGGGTTGGAATCCGAAGAACTATTCAATACAATAATGAAAGAAAATTTTAAGAACTATGGCTATAAGTGAAATATTCGTTAGAAGCCCGTTTATTTTAGAAATAGACGTAGTAGGGCAAACAGGAAGTAAAATAGAATTATACATATATAAAGACGGAACAACACCTCCAACGTTACCAAGTTACACGCTCGAAAAACTGATTCCCGCGAGTAACAATACGCAAACGCTTTATAACATTTCCCCTTATTTGATGGAGTATATAAAGCATGGTAGTTTTCAAAACAACTTTAGTTCTAACACGGCTTTGTTAAACGTAGACGAATATATTTTAGTAGACGTCAAAAGATATTACCTAATTGCAGGAACTTACGTACTAATTGACACGCTTAATTTTTATGCTTACGACGGTTATGGATATTATCAACAGGGTGTTAATCCTAGCAATTTATTTTTAGTTCATTTAGAGCCGAAGAATTATTATTTTTGGAGCGGTGCGAATAACATTCCTATTGCCAACCCTTTGCAAAGAGCGGGAACGTTTGTAAGTTATTTAGAAAATGGGTATAGCGTAAAATATACGCAACTTCAAACGGGTTTAAGTTTTACGAATAACATTACTGCGGACGGGATTTACAACCTTTACCGCGTTTATTCTCCTTATTATTTGACGGGAAATCAAGTAGAGGTATTCGATACGTTTTCTAACTTAGTTTGGGAGGCTACGTTTTACCCCATAGAAGAATGCTACTACGATGTACAAGTAGTGGACTTTATAAATATGTACGGAACTTGGCAACGTGAATTCTTTTTCAAAGCCTCCTACGAAAGTTTAAACACAACCACAAGCGAGTTTAATTTAATGCAAAAAATAGGGGCTTCTGCACAATGGGACACAAACCTAAACCAACGACAAGTATTTAACACTAACGGAATAATAACCCATAGAGTAAACACGGGGTGGGTAGACGAATCTTTTAACTCAAACCTTCAGCAGTTACTTTTAAGTGAACGAATTTTATTAGACGGAAAACCCGTTAAAATGAAAACAAAAGATTTTAACAAAGAAAAGAACCTAAACAACAAAAAAATAAATTACACTTTAGAGTTCGAAGAAAGCTACGATTTAATTAACAACGTAATTTAATGAAAAGGCAAGTTAGAATTTTTGTAGAAGGTAGGCAATTAGATTTATTCAACGATGAAAGTATAGAGGTAACTTCTACCATTCAAAATATACAGGACATTTCGAAAACGTTTACCGACTTTTCGCAATCCTTTACGATTCCTACGAGCGCAAATAATAACGCTATTTGGCAATACTTCTATGAAAACGCGTTAAATAGTTCTATTAACTACCAAGAACGTTTAGAAGGGGAAAAATCCAAATGGAAAAGAGCCAACTAAAAAACGGACAACCTAACTCCTACACTATAACTTTTTACGGGGATGTAACTACGCTTAAAGATTTAGTAGGAGAGGACTTACTAAGCGTTTTAGACCATTCCACACTTGACCACGATTACTCGTTCACGGAAATATACAACCGCATAACCAATCCAACTATTGATTGGGACGTATGTTACCCGCTAATAACTTCAAACCGAGTTTGGCAATACCAAGGGGTAGACCCAAGCGGTAATTTTCCTAATTGGTATTCGAATACAGGGGCAAATAACATAAGCAACAACGCAGGAGCCATAGATTACCGCGAATTATTCCCTGCGGTTAGAGTTAAAAGTATTTTCGATTTAATTGCAGCGCAATACGGAGTAACGTTTACAGGAAGTTTCTTAACGGACAATAGATTTAAGCAGGCTTACCTATGGTACAAAAATAAAAACGATTTCGACTTTATCGGGCAAGCGCAAAACGTTACCTTTAATTCAGTAATAGCGCAGGGAGGAAGTACTTACAACCTTAACCCAAGTTCGCCTCCTTACGTTTTTGATTTTACGCAAAACGTATTAAACGTTTACTACCAAAACGGCGCTTCTTTTATGGGCATAACTTTTTCGGTAGCTAGTAACTCTAACCCTTCGGTAATATATTACTTAGATACTTACGTAAATGGTTCACTTTATCAAACTACGCAAGGTCAAGGATTTACCTTAAACGCAAGCATTACTAACATTCCAAATGTACAAGGTTTATATGATGTTTACGAATTTAAATTAAGAGCGAGCGCGGCGGTATCTATTACCTTGGATATTACCTACTCGGTTAGTTATTTTATAGGGGCTAACTTTTTTACTGATTTTGTTACCGTAGACACAAACGTAAACAACCTAACTACGTTTAGCGACCTTCAAACCTTAGCGCCTACTATGAAGGTGCAGGATTTTATTTCGGGTATTCTTAAACAATTTAACCTAACGTGCTATGGCACTAAGCCAAACACGTTTAATATAGTTCCTTTAGCCGATTGGTACGGAGCGGGAGCAGTAATAGACATTACTGAATTTACGGACAAAGACGAAATAGGAATAGACCGCGTAAAACTTTACAAAAAAATAGGTTTTAAGTTTCAGCCTTCGGAAAATTTTATGAATAAAAAATATTTTGAAGTTGGCTTAAAAGAATGGGGGAACACGGAATACCAATACCCTTACGATGGAGGCGAATTTACCTTAGAAGTTCCGTTTGAAAATATGCTATTTAACAAATTTACGGGTACGAACTTGCAGGTTGGATACTCGTTAGACAGTTCGTTTTCGCCTAATATTCCTAAGCCTTTATTATTGTACAAATACGGAGGTGTTACGCTAGCAACGCACGTACATTATACGGATGGAACTAACCACTTTACGAATTTAGATTATACAATGTTCGGGCAGGATTTAACAAATAACGGAATTAAATACTCGTTAAACTTTGCGCCCGAAACTTCTTCTTATTGGCTTACTCCTATACAACAAAGTATTTTCGCAACGTATTATTTTCCGTATTTAGCTAACTTGTTTAACCCTAAAAACAGGCTAACAACGGTAAAGGCTAACTTACCCGTTTCAATACTTACAGGAATCCAACTAAACGATAGGGTAGTAATTAGGGATAAAAGGTATTTAATAAATCAAATGAAAACGAATTTAGTTACAGGAGTAACGGAGTTCGAATTACTTAACGATTTTATGCCCGTTAACCCTGTTTATATTTTGCAACCACCACCCGACAAAGACGTAGTAGTAGTTCCTATTACGTTACCTAACGTAACTTCGAAAACGGGTTCTGTGGCTTCGGTTAGGTTTACTTCTACAAATTCCGACGTAGTCATAACACCCGACGAAATAACGGAAGATAGAAGTGTAGAAATAACCCTACCGACTTTAGATACCGCGACACGGATAACCGAGGAAAGCGATACAAGAATAACAGAAGACGGATACACCTTAGAAACCGAATCGCGAAACGATGTTATTTTTATTGACGTAGAATACGAATACGCAAACGGAGAAATACTTAACGGACAAATTATAATTATAAGATGAGTTACATAAAACAAATAATTGGATTATTACAAGTAGATGAGTTCGTAGGAAAACACGAATTTATCGAAATCGCAAAAGGCAAATATAAACTACATACGGACATTAAAGGACTTTGGAGGCAAGGTATGCGCGAAATAAAAGTAAAGAGAAATGGCAGAAAAAAGAACGATTGAACTCGAAATAAAAGACAATACTAAAACGCTTAAACAACAATATAAAGAAGCGGTTGTAGAATTGCAAAACATGGCGGCAGCTTACGGGGAAACGTCTACCGAAGCCGCACAGGCAGCCAAACGAGCCGCTGAATTAAAAGACCAAATCGAAGACACTAACGACTTGTTACAATCGTACAAGGGCGAAGGTACTTTTATCGCTATGGGTAAAGCAATGTCTGCGGTGGCAAGTGGTTTTAGTGCTATCGAAGGCGGGTTAGGTTTAGTCGGTGTAGAATCGGAAAACGTTCAAAAAACAATGCTTAAAGTGCAAAGCGCAATGGCTTTGGCGCAGGGTTTAGAAGGTTTAGAAGATGCGGGGCGTTCGATGAAAAACCTATATAGTCGAATTAAAGAAACTTCGTTGGCGCAAAAAGTTTTAACGGGAGTTCAAACTGCCTATAATTTTGTAGTGGGCGCAGGAAGTGGCGCGTTAAAGGCTTTTCGTGCTGCTTTGATTAGCACAGGAATAGGTGCTATAATTGTAGCGGTTGGGTTACTAATCGCAAACTTTGATTTATTGTTAGATGCTCTACAACCCGTTATCGAATCTTTAAAAGCGATTGGTGACTTTTTAGGCTTTACTGATTTTGCAGGCGAAGAAGCGCACGAAAATGAAATGGCTCGTTTAGAAGCAGAAAAACAAGCACGTGAAGAATTAGCTGCCGCAAGGGAGGCGCAATTTAACTCAAGCCAAAAACAATACGAGCGCGAAATTGCTTTAATGGACGCGCAAGGTAAGGATACTAAAAAACTAACTAAACTCAAAATTGAAGAATCGATTAAATATCAAAAGGAAAAACTTAAAGAAATTGAGTTAGAAATACGGGCTTCCGAGCAAACAGTAAACACTTTAAAAAAATTGGTAGGTACTGATAGTGAATCAATTAAAAGATATGAAGATATAAAAAAACAACGCATTGAATTAACCGAGGGAATCAAAGATGCACAAAACCAATTATTAATTAATGAAGTAAACAATAATAAGAAATCCGCAGAAGCAGCACAAGCCGCCGCCGAAAAAGCGAGGGAAGCAGCTAAGAAAAAACGCGAAGATTACGTAACCAACCTACAAAAACAAAACGAAGACGCTGCAAAATTAGAAGAAGAAGCAGAAAACCAAAGGTTGGCGTTAATGCAAGACGGAATCGAAAAAGAAAAAGCATTACGAGAAGACCAATTTAACGACTACCGCGACAACTTTTTAAAAGAACGTACAAAGGAAGAACAAACCGCTTTAGATAACCAATACAAAGAAGGAAAAATAAGCCGTGAAACTTACAATAAATTAACGGAAGAATTACAAATTAACGCTTATAATAAATTAACCCAACAGGAAAAAGATATTTTAAAAAACGCTAAGGAACTTTTAAACAAAGATTTATTAGCGATTGACGAAAAGTACCAAGCCGAAGTAAAAAAACGTGCGGAGGATTTTCAAAAGAAAATGCAAGACGATGAAAAGCAAAGAAAGTTAGCATTTGATATGGAAATCGAGCGAATGGAGGAAGAAAACTACCAAGCAAGTTTAACCGCTCAAGACAAAGAACTTTATTTGATTTCCGAAAAATACGCCGAAATGGAACGCATGGCTAAAGGTAACGCGGATGCCGAAAAAACGATAGCCGAAATGCGAGGAAGGGAGGTAGCCGCTATTAATCAAAAGTACGATAAAGAAAACGAAGAACGTAAACGCGCAGAACTTGAAAGAAATGTAGGTTTTGCAAAACAAGGCTTAACCATTATTCAAGACCTTACCGACTTATTCGGAAAAAAAGGAATAGAAAGCGCACGTAAAGCATTCAAGGTAAAGAAAGCCGCTCAAATGGCAAGCGCCTTAATCGACACTTATATGAATGCAACCGCAGCCTATGGTTCGCAATTCTTGCCATTACCCGACCCAAGTTCACCCGTTCGAGGGGGAATAGCAGCAGGGTTAGCCGTTGCAGCGGGTTTAGTTAATGTCGCTAAAATTGGCGCTCAAAAATTCGAAGGTGGAGGTTCTTCGGGTGGCGGTGGCGGTGGTGTTAGTGGTGGTTCTCTTTCCGCAAGCGGTGGAATGCAAGCCCCTAACTTTAATGTTGTAGGAAATAACGGACTAAACCAATTAGCCCAACTTCAACAACAACCCACGCAAGCATTCGTAGTTAGTGGCGAAGTAACAAGCGCTCAGAGTTTGGATAGAAACAGAATACAAAACGCAACACTTTAAGCAAATTAAAATTATTAAGTTATGAGAATTATTGAACTCATTATAGACGATGAAGACCCGCAGAGCGGAATAGACGCGGTAAGCGTTGTACATTCGCCCGCTATCGAGGAAAACTTTGTAGCCTTAAAAAAACACGAAATCGAATTAAAGGAGGTAGATTCCGAAAAGAGAATTCTAATGGGCGCGGCTTTAGTGCCTAATAAACAAATTTACCGCAGAAATTCAAAGAACGAAGAATACTATATTTACTTTAGTTCCGACACGATTCGAAAAGCGAGCGAACTTTTTTTAATCAACTCAAACCAAAATAACGCAACCTACGAACACGAAAAAAAGGTTACAGGTTTAAGCGTTGTAGAAAGTTGGATAATCGAAGACGAAGAAAAAGACAAAAGCAAACTATACGGATTCGACTTGCCTAAAGGAACTTGGATGATTTCGATGAAAGTAAATAACGAGGAAATTTGGAACGATGTTAAAGAGGGTAAAGTAAAAGGCTTTTCTATCGAAGGTTACTTTGCGGATAAGTTCGAAATGAGCGCAGAAGAAGCCGAAGCTACCGAAGTAATAAACGAACTTAAAAATCTATTAAACATAAAATAAAATGAGTAACTTAAACACTATCCTAAACAAATTAGGAAAAATTGAATTAGAAAACCACCAAGTAAGTTTAGCTTTGGTTGACGATTTAAAAACTATTGTGGCTAAAATAAAATCAGAGGAAGGAGAATCTAATAAAATGAAAAATGATTCTTTAAAGGCTAAAAAAATGTTTGACGATGCTATTAATTTGAAAAACGCATTACAAAATAATTACGAAGCAAAC